ACACACTCGCCCACACCTGAGCCTGTTTCATAAAGCTGTTCAGGCTCATACCATCAAGGTCTGCGTCATCAATGAACTGCTCAAGCGCCGGATTGCCTGCCAGTGAGTTGTATACACGAACAGGTGGTGTGCGCCATAGAAATGAACTGTAGATGTGAACCACGTTCTTGCAGTGGTTATCTAGCGGGGTCAGGGCTATGCGTCTGGCGTATTCATTTTCTGACTCGTTCAAGTATTCGGTTAGGTAGCTGCCGTCTTGATACTCTTGACCGCCTATATATGAGCGGAGGTAAAACTCCCAGCGGTTCTCGTTGTTATCATAGTCAACGTGTTGGTATTCGATATTCGTGCTCATCAACTCCACCTCTGTGGTTGGGTAATTTGGTTCTGTTTTCTGATTGGGTACAGGTACTCGACCAAGTAACCCAGAGCGTCGTTCATGTGATCAAAGCCGTCATCTTTATTCGGCTGGCTTGTTCCGTTCTTGTAGGTTTGCCGCTCCAGCGAAGCGATAGTCTGCTTGCACTGAGGGTCAACGTATAACGCCCTCACTCCATTTGTAGAGCATAGGCGGCTGTTTACTGCGTTAATTCTGTCACGAATGGCTGGGTGTGAGTTCCGCACCTTAATCGTGAACCCTGCGTTTTGTAGTATAGACAAGTCAGTCCTGCCCCCTGCGCTTGTCTTGCGCTGCTTACTAGCTGGGTCTGGGTATACAGTGATGCGCCGATTTGGATACCGCTGCTTGATTTCGTCTGCCATCTCATCAGTATTTGAGCCGTACATAACTATCTCATCAACTGCGCTTAATACCTGCCCTTCTCTGACGCATACAACGGCGCTCATGGGGTCTAAGTTAAAGTCCATACCAATATGTAGGTCATCACTTAAAACGCCTCTACGCACGCTCTCCTCGCGATTGAACGCATAGTAGATGATGCCGCTGTAGTTAACAAACTTGGCCTCATACTCTTGCTGGAATGTGCGCTCATCCAGATCAGCCTTCGCAGCCTCAATTTCTTCTGCATCAACATTGCCGCCCTCGATGGTGGTGTACTGGAAAGACTGCCAGCCATCCTCACCATCAACGCCCCTAGTCCACACGTCATAAAAGTGGTTGCGGCCTTTCGGGGTTCCAATAAACACCGCAGACCCTTTGCGGTCAGACAGTGAAGGTCTCAGCACTTCAAACCATGCCTCTGGTCGCATATCAGCAAACTCATCCAGCACTACAAAGTCTAGCGCCCTCCCCCTCAAGTTATCAGGCTTCTCTGCCCCTTTGAGAGATATGGTTGAGCCATTGCGTAATAGCAGACTTAATGCGCTTTCGTTCTTCTTGGTTATGTAGCCAGCGGGGAGTGCGTCATTAAGCATGTCCCACGCGATCTCCTTCGCCGCTTTGTAAGTTGGCGCCACATACCAGCAATTTCGATTCTTACCGCCTAGCGCAGCCCTTAACAGTTCATGAGTTGACAGAAACGTCTTGCCAAACCGTCTACCAGCAACCACTGCTCTGAAACGTGACTCACTGAAGAAGATGTCATCTTGTGGCTTAGTTAGCCTCACTTGCTCGCTCAATGACGATAGGTGGCAGGTCTTGCGCCTCTGGTTCTACCTGATCGGTCTGGCCTAACCAGTTCTTGCCTAGCCATACGAGCATAGTTGTATTGCCGTCCATAGCTGCGCTGTATTGCTTGCGGCGTAGGCTCATTTTACCGTTGCTGGCCTTTTGTTTGAAATAATCCGAAAAACCCACCCCGTGCTCACGTTTACAGGCAGTGTTGAGTGTGTCGTAATCTACACCAAGAACAGCAGCTTGCTCCTCACCAGTACAGTGAATAGCGCACATTTTGTCGACTTGATCCCAGTCTATATTTTTCAAAGGCCTTGCCATCATCCAATAAACTTAAAAGAAAATGTTTTCGTTCTTAATCTAAAACCACCTTTTCTGCTCATGCTTCCGCCGGGGTTTGATTGACCTGAATCAGTGTTGGTTGAAACCGTAGCCAGTTTCCACTTTTCATCTTTATTCATTGAATTAAAAACTGGCAAACTGCTAAATTTGGCCATTACTACATAGCCTTGCTCGCGCATGAATTTTGAACTCGCATTTATGACCTTAATCCCCAAGCCAAAACCCACATAATCTGGGTGAATTACTGTCCTGTTTGAGTGCATTATTTTCTTGGTACCTTTCCTATGGGGCACATAATTGGCAAAGCATTGAAATCCAATCTGTTCGCCATTCAAATAAACCCCAAAAGTCTCAAGATGACCACCCGGCAATCTTTCACTTAAATAATGATACTTGCTATAACTTGACCATTGCTTCCTTGAGCAAGGCGCAATGTCGAAGCATAAGGTTTCAGTTCTTTTGTAGTCTTGCCGAAGCGACCTCCGGTTAGAATAAGATTCATCATTACAATCAATGACCCAATCAGGATTTAACCATTCAAATATATCGTAATGACATGACACCAAAACAATTCTTTTCCCTAATTTTCTTGCGTATTTTTGAACACAATGCGCCATGACCTTAGCTACATTCCTGTCAACCACGGAAGTAAATTCATCTATTACCACTGTTTCAACGTCAGCGCAAAGCTGCAAAGCCGCTTCCGCTCTGGCTTTTTGCCCATTCGACAAAGCTCCAGCCGGTTTAACCCAACAAGGCACTTGAGATAAACCGATACCAGTTAATGCTTTGACTGTGTCTTCATAACTCATGTGGTCGGGAAATTGCTCAATAACTGGCTTGCTTAAATCTAATATCTCCTTGAAGCAGTCCGCGCCATAAATCTGCTTTGCCAAAGTTGTTTTACCAGAACCAGAAGCCCCAATAATCAGTCCAACATTAAAGTCAGAAACAACGTCAGCATTAACGCTTAATTTATGCGTAAGTTTTTTCTCAACATTCAAATCAACTGATTGAGCCGCTTTAACGCTGCGAAAACCTTTGGGTGGGGGGCTTTCTAATTTTACTACAAAATTTTGCACTCAATTCCCTCTTTTTCCGCCATTTCGTACCATTTTTCTAGCTGCTTTTCGCTAGAAAATTTCATAATCATTTCATTTTCAAAAAAATCAACTTTAGGGTCGGATACATGCTTTTCTATTTCTTCACCAAGAATCGTATTAACTTCTTTAGGCTCAAAACCAGTCAAGTTAACGTCTATATCTAATTCTTTTAACCTATCAATTTCAACCGCTAACAAATCGTAATCCCACCCCCCATTTTCAGTGAGTTTGTTATCAGCTATAACGTAGGCTTTGCGCTGTGCTTCGCTTAACCCTTCAAGCAATATAGTGGGCACTATGTTCATATTGAGTTTTTGTGCTGCGGCTAACCTTCCGTGACCAGCGATGATGCTGTTGTGCTCATCTATTAGAATCGGGTTGTTGAAACCGAACTCCTGAATGCTTGCTGCTACCTGCGCTACCTGTTGATCGCTATGGGTGCGTGGGTTGTTTGCATAGGGGATTAGATCTGTAGTTGCTACATAAGTGACTTCTAAATTCATACTTTCCGCGTCTTTTCAAATGATCTCATTGCGCCAAGCCCTAGCATCCCCATCAACACGGGCATCATAGTCTCTAGTGGAACAAGGGGAATGACAATGTCATACCCAATAAGAGCTAATACAAAGTTAGAGAATGGGATTGTGATAAAGTTCCCAAACATGCCCATCGTACAAACCCAACCCAATGCCGGCCTCCAGCCGCTAACAAATATACTAGCGTGCGCTGCTTCGATCTTGTTTACTTCTAGCTGCAAAGCTGCATTTTTGTGCGCTTCTTTCTGCGCCAATGTTGCAATTTCATGCGCCAATGCGTTTTTCTGGTCTTTGTCTTCAATGAACTTATCAAGTAGCCCTGTAACCGGCCCGACGAGTTCTTTGACAATACCAAAACTCAAATCTCTGCCCTCACACCCTGTATTTTAAGGTCAAATGACTTTCCTGCTTGAACAAAGAATTCCGCTGTAGTCACTCTGCTGTCATACACCGCCGGCTCTAGCGCATCACTGTTGAACCTACTGCCAAGGCCAATACAGCCCTGCACGTCATGTGGGAAGTTGGCAACATGAAACAGAATAAACGTGCGGTCTGGCACATCGAGAATTTGCACAACGTCTTGGAATCTAGTGCCGCTAAACGGCTCGCACCTATACTCACCCTCTGGGATGCAACTAACGTTGGACGCGTTGTTTTTCCAAGGCCGCTCAATGGTATAGCATGACCAGTCGCCAACCCATACCCTGCCAAGTGTGCCGGTGTCAAGATAAGCAAAACGCTCTAAGTAGACCATTTACTGTCCTTGTTATTCTAATTTGCCTGTGATAACCCTCATTTTACCCCGAAAACTGCATTTATTTGCAACTTTTATTGATATTTCGCCCTAAATCACTTGTCATCTTAAAGGTTTTATTTAATAATGAGTTCACATTAACAAAAAGGAACAACATGAACAGCAGAAAATTCTTAAACTTAATCACAGAGGAATTAAGCGTTCTTCAAACTGCGCTATCTGATATGCCTAAAGACCATGCAGATTACAGAACAATGGCGCTGCGGGTTAAATTAGACGAAAACCTAATCACAAAAATTCAACGCTATTTAGATCTACCAGAAAATGCGGGGCTGAAATAATGTCTAC